ATAATAATAAAACATAATAATAAAACATAATAATAAAACATAATAATAAAACATAATAAATAAGTTTTAATACATTTATATATTATGAAAATTCTCTCCATTGATGTTGGAATAAAAAACTTGGCTTTTTGTCTTTTCGATAAATCCCCAACAGAACAGCATTTTAAAGTCTCAAAATGGGATATAGTTGATATAGCAGAAGAAGAATGTTTAAAATGCGGTTTTCACGTAAAATCCGTTCTATGTAATAAACCAGCTAAATTTAAAAAAGACGACAATTGCTTTTGTGTTAAACATTCTAAAAAGCAACAATATCAAATACCAACATCTGAAGACAAACCGTCGTTTATAAATAAACAAAAAATCGCAAAGTTATATGAGATTGCAGACACATATAATATAAAATATGACCCAAAAATAAAAAAAACAGAGTTGGCAACTTTAATTAATGAACATATTTATAAAACTTATTTTGAACCTATTCACAGTAAAAAAGCAAATGAAGTTGATTTATTTAATATTGGTGTTAATATTAAAAATAAATTTAATGAATTGTTTAAAGATGAAGGTAAAATAGATTATGTAATTATAGAAAACCAAATAGGACCATTAGCAATCAGAATGAAAACAATTCAAGGTATGATTGTACAATATTTTATAATGTCAAATCTAAATATAGAACATATAGAATTTATATCAGCATCTAATAAGCTAAAAGATTGTGATGTAAAAGATAAAGAGAAATATAGTGATAGAAAGAAGTTAGGTATAGCAAAATGTTTAGGAGTTTTAACAATAGATTTTAGATTTAATGAACATATGGAATACTTTAACAGTCATAAAAAGAAGGATGATTTATCAGATTCATTCTTACAAGGTCTATGGTTTATAAATAATAAAAAGTTATAATTTAAATTTATTTTCTTAAAATATATTTTCTAATTCGTAATACTTAAAATTAAATGTTCTATTTAATCAATAAATATGTCAGATATAATGGAGATTACTGAGCTTGATTTAAACGATGATTTTGGAAGTGGAGGTCGTTCTTCAAATTTTGGTGGAGGTTTAGAGCTTTTAATGAATGATAAAGTTAGAGAAAGTTCAAGACCAACAAGTGATATTGATTTAGACGATTTAAATAAATTGGAAAATGATTTGAACGACTTAGTTGAAGATGTTCCTACATCTAGTTTTGCACCCAAATCAGATTTATTTGACAAACCTAGCGTATCATTTAGTGATGAACCAGCATTTAAATTAAATGGTTTTGGTTCAGATAATGGATTAGGTAAAGCCACTTCTGAAACTGAAAATGATAATAAAACCTGGGATGGTTATGGAAAATTTAATAATATACCTTTAAATCCAGATAAGCCAGTTCCAATGGAGCCAAAATTATCACGTGAAGAAATGATGAGAGAGAAGTTCAAGTATTTAAGAAAGTTAGAGTCTTTGGAGAAAAAAGGAGTAGAGTTATCGAAGAAATATTCGATGGAATCTAATTTACAAGAAATGATTGGTGAATATGAGACTATTATGGACGAAAAATCTAAACAAAACTCTATTAAATTCCAAGGCAATATGCTTATGGCTGTAATTAACGGAATTGAATTTTTAAATGGTAAATTTGACCCATTTGATATCAAGTTAGATGGTTGGTCTGATCAAGTTCAAGAAAATATTACTGATTATGATGACATTTTTTCAGAACTTCACGAAAAATATAAGAGCAAGGCTTCTATGGCACCCGAATTGAAGCTTTTATTTCAGCTTGGAGGTAGTGCTATGATGGTTCATATGACTAATACTATGTTTAAGAGCGCAATGCCCGGAATGGATGACATCTTGCGGCAAAATCCTGACTTAATGCGTTCCTTCCAAAATGCGGCAGTTAATTCTATGGGTCAAACCAATCCTGGTTTTTCTGGATTTATGTCTAATATGATGAACCCTGAAGTTCCTAAGGGAATGGGACCTCCACCACCATTAGCTACTCAAGGACCTAATGCTGTACCACCACCAATTAATAGACCAGGAAATAATAACTATGCAAGACCTGATCTAAATATGAGCAGAAGTAATTTCGAAGACGGAATTAGTCTTAGAGAGAATATGGAGAGACCTGATATACAAGAACGAACTAGTAGTAGAAGACAAACATCACCACGACCTGAAATGAGAGGACCAAGTGATATTACTGATATTCTCTCTGGATTAAAGACAAAAACCATTAATATTCAAGAACCAACTACACCAACTAATCAAAATGATAGTAGCACAATCAGTTTTAATGATTTAAAGGAACTTCAATCAGAAGGAAATATGCCTAAGAGAAGTGGACGACGAAAAAAGTCAGCAAGTAATACCGTAAGTCTAGATATTTAATTATTAATTCTAATAATAATTAGGACAATAAATATATATATATATTAATTATATATATATTTTAATTATATATAACAATTATATATGAAAGATTCAAATAAAAATGTTTTTTTAAATCAAGATTTTAAACAAAAAATAGCTTCGTTTAGTGTTGTAGTAATAGAAATTTATAAAGTATTAATTGCTTCATTACTTATACTATTTGTACCTCAAAAATGCGGTGATCACGTATGTTCATATAAAGAAAATATTCAGAGTGATAATAATTTCTATACAACAGGCCTTATTTTTAATTTTTTAACATTATTAATGTTTATAATTTTATATGGAGTAGAAATAAAGAGAGAAAATTGTTTAATTACATATTTAGAAGTTAATATTGATAAACCGTGTGATGATTTATCTGTAGGTGAAGCACTTAATAATCTAGCAGTTAATAAAAAAGAAGCTATTCTTTCACTTGATAAGATTTATAACCAACTTGGTAAGTGTTGTATTATATTATTTACAGCAAATAGTGTTCTTAGTGGAATAATAATATACAATTATTATTTAGATAATCAAACTACAACATCATTTGCTACTAATATTTTTTTTATGATAAGTAAAATTTACGATGTTTATGTAACTGTAAACACCGAAAAAAATGTTTTCTATTCTGCTTATCTTAGAACAAAAGTTCAATATAATGATGTAGATCCAGATGAAATGATTAATATAACAGATGACAATAATATTATAGTAATAGAACCAAATGAAATAACTGTCTGTTATTAATTTTTACATTAAATACTTTACTAACTTTCACCATTTATTATTTCCATCAAAAATATATTGATATGATGATTTCGTTTTGGTATATTTAATTATATATTTTCCATTTCTATATATTATTATATCTATAAAATTGATTATATGTAAATTAATTCATTTGGTAACTTTTTGAGATTTTTGCATATCATATTTTAAAAATAATTATATTACTTTTAAATTTTTAAAATTCTTTTTAATATTATTTAAAATAGCCATAAAAGGCGTTTTATTTTCTCCATACAATAAAGAATCATAAACTATTTTAATATTTCCATATAAACTTTGTCGATTTATATGTAACCAAAAAATAAATATAATAAATAATCCAATGGTAAAATAAATGTCTTTCCGTTTAATTGGTTCGTGTCTTAAGTAATATAATGGCACTATCTTAATAAAAGTATTGATTAATATAAAATAAAAAATGGTTTCTTTACTTGTTCCATATATTAACATTAGAAATAGCATAATTATATTATCAATTAAACCTATTAAAAGTGGAAATTTTGGTGAAAAACTGATTATATTAAAATTATAAAAAATATACCATAAATATATCCAATATGAAAAAACCAAATCCGTTCTCAATGCTGCCATTTACATTATACATATAAGAAAAAATAACACCTTGATAAACATTCAAAAAAATTACTGCAACAAAACGCATCAGTTTGAGACGGTGTTTCACTTAATAGTTTCTTATTCATTTTATCTTAATCTTCTCCAGAGTTTCTATTCATCCCTATATAAATTTCCTCTAATTTTATATCTATATCACTTTCCATATTATTATTTGTATATTTAATTATAATTAACTCTAATTTTTTGTTTAATTCTTAATAAATTCAGAGATTAATTTATAGAAATTAAGCTATAAACCTATTATTATTATTATTATTATTATTATTATTTAGGTAAATTTATTTAAATAATAATACCATAGTTAATTAATAATGAAATCTAGAATTCAAAAGTCTAATCATTCCATGACAAATTGCACTAAAACAGGCATTAAGATTAAGAATACAGGAAATGATTATAAAGCAGATCCTTTTGCTAATGTTAATCCTTTTGCAAATCAGGTAATACAGCCTGACAGAGTTGATGTAAATTATGATAAATCAAATTATGAATTACTTGACTTAAATATTGATAATTATTCAAGGGAAGAACTATATAAGTTATTTGGTTTCAGAACTACAGCTATACTTAGTCAAGAAAATATGAAAGAAGCTAAAAAAATTGTTCTTAAAACACACCCTGATAAATCTCGTCTAGATAATAAATATTTTATTTTTTTTAATAAAGCATATAAGAAGTTACTGGATATTTATGAATTTCAAAATAAGACTATAACAAAAAAGACGGCTGATACCAACGAATATTATGATAGTCAAAATACTCAAGTATTAGATAAGATGTTTGACATGAAGAAAGATTTAAAAGATGTCAATAATTTTAATAAATGGTTTAACGAACAATTTGAAAAACATCGTGTAGAAGACCCGGTTGAACACGGATATGGTAATTGGTTGAAATCAGACGAAGATATTATTTATACACCACAAAATATAAATAAAGATTCTATGGCGAGAGAAATGGAAAAAAGAAAGAAAGAGATTCAATCACTTACTCCATATACTGGTGTTGGTAGTTCGTTCGGCGGCTCCTCTGCCGGAGGCACATCACTTATGGAATATAATAGTAATTTTTCATCTGGTTCGTTATTTAGTAGTGGAGGTAGTATGGGTTTTACTGACTTGAGACAAGCATACGTAGAATCAGTTATTCCTGTAACAGAAGAAGATTTTAATAAAATGCAAAAATTTAACTCTGTCGATGAATATAAACGTCATAGAGAGAATGTAAATTTGACTCCTTTAGATAAGGAAGAAGCTATGCGTGAATTATTTTATCAAGAAAGGAAAGAAAATGAAGAATCTGCTGCCTTAGCATTTTATCATGCTCAACAATTAGAAAAAGCAAAGAAAAATAACGAGACATTTTGGTCTGGATTAAAACAATTAACTAACTGGTAAAATAATATAAAATTAAATATTTATATTATTTAATGCCTGAAGGACCAGAAGTTTGGATTTTAAGCAAAGCTGTTAACGAATTTTATAAAAAAGACAGAACCATATCATATGGAAAACATTTATTTATTTTGGATAAGAGTGAAAATTGGTCATTTGGATTAACAGGCAATGTTGCATTAGACGACTATAATGAAAATGAACTTATAAAAATTGAAACTGGTTGGATAAATGGCGACCAAGTTAAATATGATAATTTAAATAGTGAACTAGACAAGTTAGGAATTGATTTTATGACATCAGATGAAAATTTAATTAGACATCAAGTTGATAAATGGATTAAATCAAAAAAGAAATTGGCTGCATTAATTTTAGACCAAACTATGATATCAGGAATCGGGGTTGCTTGGGGGTCTGAAATTTTATTCAGAGCAGACTTGAGACCTGATATGCGAAGTTGTGATCAAGTTTTAAATAAATTAGCAGACAGTATTCTTTATATTAGAGAACAGATAAAGAATATTTACGAAAAAGAACTTAAAGAAAAAGGAGCTGAGAAACTCATCGGAAAATGGTTTCATAATTTATATGATATTCGAGTGATGAATATTTATAAAAAAGGGTCAAAATTAACTGTTCTAGGTCGCACTTGGTGGGTTTAAAATATTATCTAACCTATTATTGCTTCTGGCGTATTTTCCTCTTCTATATTACCATTTACATATATTTCAAAATTTGTCCATTGCACTCTGCATAATGGACACGTTATTTGAAGAAGTCTTCTACCTTCTAGCCACTGTTTTAAGGCTGTTTCACTAAAATTATTTTTACATTGGTGACAACTCATATATCTTCCTCCAGTGACAATCGTTTGACATAATATTGGACAATGTGATGCTTCTGTTATTTGTATTGGTTTAATTGTTGGACCAGTATATAGCAACGTTGGTATTATCATTGAAACTGGGCGACTTTCTGGTTGAGGTCTTCTTAGAGAATTATTACTTAAATCAATATTATCTTCCCAAAAAATGTTGGCAAATGTCAAAGCACCCATACCACCCATTTGTCTGTAAATATTTGAGTTCAAACTGTAAATTTTTACATTATTAATTGGTTCATCAAAACTTAATATAAGTTTCACTATATCAAACCTAGTTAAATTTGCTGCTCCTTCATAACTTTCAGAAGTTCTATCTGAGTATTCCTTTTCACAATTAAATGGAAAATATAATAAATTTTGATTTATTTTCTTACATTTTGTTCTTACTAAAAAACGATTTAAATTAAACCGTTCATGATTATTAAATTTTAAATTTATATTATTCAAATTATCTATATTGTTACATTCAATAAAAAATCCCTTTGAAATATGATTAAATTGTAAATTTAAATCATAAATATTTGACATTTGAGTTGCATCATTTAAATCTGTCATAACATTAATAAATGAAATTTGTTGTATAACTTCATCATATGCACTCTGTGCTACATAACGTCTTTCTTCTGTATCTAAATAAGTTAATTTACTTACTATACCATATCTTGCTATACAACTAAGTGCATTATCATTTTTAAATTCAACACTAACATTGTTAAATTGAAGACCAATAAGCTTTATACCTCCAAAAAGCATGTCAAAACATAAATTAATATACATTTTTCCATCACACATTATTGGTTCATTTAAATTTATTAATAGACTTAAAGGAAATTGTTGTATTAATTCACCACCTATAAACATATTTAAAACCAGTTTTTTAACATAATTTAAATTATTTCTTTGTGGATCAGAAAATGTTAATTCTAAATATTCTAAATTAACTATATCTGAGAATCTGGCGAGAGTTATCGATTGTGTACCTTCTGATTCATATGTATGATATTCATACGCAACATTTCTTAAACGTAATACTTGATTTTGAGAACCAATCGTTTGTAACTGCATTATTCCACCTCCAGGCATTTCTAATAAGTAATATATATATATATACTTTTATATCGTTTTAATATATATGATTGAAAAACTTGAAAATGGATTATTTATATTTAGAAGAGATTTAAGAATAGTAGATAATAATGGTTTAAATTTTCTATCTGAATTATGTAAAAATATTTACACCATTTTTATTTTTACTCCCGAACAAGTTGGTTCTGGAAATAAATATAAATCAGACAATTCTGTTCAATTTATGATTGAATCATTGGAAGATTTATCATCTCAAATTAGAAAGCAAGGTGGTCAGCTTCATACTTTCTATGGCAATAATAATAAAGTTATTGAAGATTATATTAAATCATTCGATATTAATGTAGTTGCTTTTAATTTAGATATTACGCCATATGCTAGAGTGAGGGATGATAAAATAGTAAAATTATGTCAAAAAATGCAGATTTTCGTAACATATGATCATGACTATTATTTACATAATCCAGGCTCCATCAAATCTGGAAGCGGAGAACCATATCAGAAATTTACTCCATATTATAATACAGCATCTAAAATTAAAGTCCAAGATCCTATTGGTTTAAGAAGGCTTCCTTTGAGGCGCAAAGATGCTCATATATCAAATAAAATATCACTAAGTGAAGCAATGAATAGATTCACAAAACCTAATCCAAATATTTTAGTTCGCGGTGGACGTTCAGAAGCACTTAAATTGTTGTCAAGAGCCAAAAATATAAAGAGTTATGAATCTACACATAATGATTTAAATAAAAAAACTTCTGAATTAAGTGCTTCAATTAAATTTGGTTGTATATCAATTCGTGAAGTATATAAGGCTCTCCACAGTAAAAAAGGTCTCATTCGACAGCTATATTGGCGTGATTTTTATGCCAACATTTTGTATGAATTTCCTCGTGTAATTGGACACTCATTGAAGGAAAAATATGATAAAATACATTGGCATCATAATAGCAATTGGTTTAAAAAATGGTGTGACGGTGAAACTGGATTCCCAATTGTCGACGCTGGTATGAGGCAAATGAATCAAACTGGTTATATGCATAATAGAGCTCGTTTAATTGTTGCTTCATTCTTGGTTAAAACGCTTCTAATTGATTGGAGAGAAGGCGAAGAATATTTTGCTCAAACTCTTACCGATTATGATGTCGCAAATAATAATGGTAATTGGCAATGGATTAGTGGCGGAGGTGCCGACTCTCAACCCTACTTTAGAGTCTTTAACCCTTGGCGACAAGCAGAGGAATACGACCCAAAATGCGAATATATTAAACAATGGGTTCCTGAATTAAAAGATGTTCCCAATAAAGACATATTTAAATGGGATACTGAATTCGACAATTATAAGGACATCAAATATCCAAAACCTATTGTTAATTATCAGGAACAGAGAGATAAAGTATTAAAAATGTATAATAGTGTTTTTCATTAAGTAACATAATATTTATTATCAATATTTATTATGAAGCATTATACCAAAAAAGAAAGCCCAAATACTTATCAAGAGATAGATAAGACAATCAAAGAAATACTACCGAATAAAATCACAAAAGAACATTTAAAAAACTATTTGAAACACAGTTATAGAATATATAAATCATAAATTGTAAATTTTTGTCTCATTTTTCTTTTCGTTCGGTGTAATTAATTAATTATTCGATAATATAATTTGTGTATGAAATAATTCATTTAAACATTTATCCATTAATGTTATAAAATCGTCTTTGCATAATGTAAGCGTAACACCGTGTGCCATACCTAAAACTAATTGTGATTTTACAAAATCATCACTAGGTCTTATTCCAAGATTTACTAGTTCTTTTTTAGATAAATATTCTTTAATATTCGATAAAAATTTGTAAAGTTGCATTTGATTAGCTTTTTTAGACTCATGAATAGTTTCAGAAATAATATTGGAAGTAAAATTTATTATAGTTTCATAATGTTCTTTTGGTATTTGTTTTAATATTCCAGGCGGTTCAATAATACCTGAATTCAATAATTTTTCTGCTGACTCTTTTGGATGCATATCAAATATTCTAGTGAATAAATCAAATAATAAACCCTTATATTTACTTTTAACATTATAAATAATACCAAAATCTATTACACCTATTTTGTATGGATATTTTTTATCAGATTTATTTTTAATAAACAATATATTTCCGCTATGTAAATCTCCATGTGTAAGTCCGTGAACAATAGTTGTGACTAATCCAAACTTGACTACCGATTTAGCGAATCCTTCATAATCTTCTTCTTTAATTTGATTTATTTTAATTCCTTGAATATATTCCATCAAAATAATATCAGGATATTCTTCTGTTACTTCTCTAACTGCAGTAGGTATTTTAATATATTTTAGATTTTTACAGTTCACTCTAACTTGATTCATATTATCTATTTCTTCTAGGAAATTCGTTTGGTGTCTAATTATTTCAATATTTTTTGCAACAACTTCAACTAATTGATATTTATTTACAATGGGTATAAATGATAATACATACATTAAAAATAATAGATTGTCAATTGCATCATTTAATTTTTCTTGTATATTTTTGCGTTTCATTTTAATGATAACCTTTTCATTTAAATTTGACTTTTTGGATACCTTAAAAACTAAGGAAATCATACCTGAATTTATTGGTATTTCATAACCATAACCTAAATACAAGTCAAATTTTTCCGCAACATCAATCAAACATTTTAAATTAATATCTGAATAATTCCATGGTGCATTGTCTGTAAATTTAAGTAATTTATTATTCATAGTATCATCTATTAAGCTGTTATTAAGTGCAAATGCTTGGAAAACTTTTACATATAATATATTGATAGATGCCAATCTCATTGTCAAACGGTCAATAAAAAACGAATAATCATTGAACACACAATAGATTAGATATTCGGTTCCAAATATAAATCCAACATTCAATAAAAATAAAATATTTTTTAATGTATCTTTAAACATTTTATTACATTCGCACGTTTTCTATAAATTGTTTTACGCGATTAAATATTTTAAATAATATTAATCCAATCATTTTTTCGGAAAATTGTGGCACAGTCATATAATCTTCAAATATGACATTACAACAAAATCCTACACGATGAGGCGTAATAATATTGCACTCACAAATCATATTTTTCATTGGCATTTGTTCTGCATTTTCAGGCATTCCTTCAGGGCGTTCAGAATAAATGGATTGGGATGTAAATGTGATTTTATTTTCTTCAATTTGTTTTGTAATATGAACATACGAAAAACGTTGAGGTAATCCAAGGTCTTCAAATAAATGTTTTATTAAAATATTTGCAATAGCTTGATTTTTATCTAACTTTTGTAAATTAACTTTTTCATAAATATCGCCATTTAAATCGTAAATTAATTTTACTAAACTAAAGTCAATTATTTTAGAGAGAATAATTAATTTATTCTCCATCTGAAACGTTAAACTATAATTATTTTTACTATTCTTTACAAATGTAAATCCCTCCTTAGAATATAAAGTATCCACTTCACTCATTTATTATAATAAATAAATTAATTAATGTTAAATAACTTATTTATTTTTAATAGTAGTTGCCTTTGATATATTTTTAATTATTTTCTCTCTACTTTCCTCCTTACAATCCATTGCTTCAATTACCATTTTACTATATTGATCAGAACGAAATGATTCAGAGTCATTATAGTCTGGATATTTTTCTTTATATGTCTTCATTAAATTTTCATTTTTATACGCAATGCCTCTTATCATTTTATTTAATTTTTTTCTATCTTCCTCTTCTTTTTCCCACTTATTTTCATCTTTTACATAAAATGTTTCTCTCTTTTGGTCAGTGCAGTGAATTGGTCTAACTGTTTCATCTAGCGAATTTAAGTTTTTAACTATAATATTAGAAATGCCTTCTACAAACCCAGTTTCACCTATATTCATAAAATCAGTTAATTGCAACTTAATTGAGTCGACAAAATCTGTTATATTCATAGCATTTTTGCACGTTTCGTTTAAAAAGAAATTCAAATTAAATGCTTTATTATGTGAGTTCGTATGATTGTTATTATTATTATTTGTTGTATTATTGATGCCATTTTTGACGAGTTCTAAAGTAACATCACTTAATTTATTGGTTTGGTCAACCAAAAGTGTTTTTAATTCACTATTTTCTTTCATTAAGTACTTAACAAGGTCATAAACGTCCATTTTTTGCTCATTTTCTGTAACATCAGTCTTATTTTGTATATATGCACACGATTTTTTATGTTTCCATATACCAGATTTTGTAGAATATGACTTACCACAGTCACAAATATATTCGGCGTTTTTTTTGGCGTTTTTTGGAAATTTTGTTCCGGCGTTTTCCAAATCATTTCCATCGTGACGATACATATGTTTTTTCGTGTTAATATGTCGCAACCAATCGGACATTTTAAAGCATTTGAAGTCACATAATTCACAACGAAATTTGGCGTAATTTGGCGTAAATTCGGTTTCCGCGTTTTCCATTATATTTCCTAAAGAAAAAATCTTTAAGTTTTTTATAAAAAAAATTATCATCATAAAAAAAAATTTGCCGTTTAATTTGTGACGATAAATTTTTTTTATCGAGTTAAAATTTTTCGTCAGTAAGAGTGTTTTTGAATTTCAAAATTGGACATTTATTTTTGTCCATTTTCAAAAAGTCAAACACTTTTTAATTTTCGAAAAAAACAGAATTTCTCTACATATGTAGGGAAGAAATTTTACCCTTTTTATGATAATTTAAAGAAATTTCTCTTCAAGATGAAGTTATTCGTTCTTTAAATACTTTTAAAATATATATTAATGACACTTAAATATAAAACAATATTTAATTTACCCCTATATAATGCAAGTGACTATTGATAATGTTAATTACAAATTCTTACCTTCACGGCTAACCAATGTTGACAGTATAGTCAAAAACAAAATGACGCTTAAAAATGACATCTATGAAAAGTATGATGCTACAGCATTAATTGATGGCGAGCTTATAATTTGTAATGATTCAAATCTTATGACACGTTCTGAAAAGAAAATTGTAAGAGAATCATATGAAGATTATCTTAAATATATTATGAAGAGGGACCCTAAAAAAGACCAGTGGATTTACAACATTATTGAAGGAACATCAGAACAAGATGCAATTTTATATAGAGATGAACTTTTTATTATAATTCCTACATATATGTGGGACGGCAAAAATGTTGACAAATTACATGTCCTTTGCCTGCCAACTGACGTGTCATTGAGATGTATTCGGTCACTAAATTCTTCACATATTCCTTTACTAGAACATATGAAGAGAAAAACAGTTGAGGTTATTAAAAATAAATACAATCTTGATGAACACTACTTAAAAATGTTTTTTCATTATGAACCATCTACATATCACCTACATATACATTTCGTCAATTCTGCTTGCCACGATTCGCGTTCATCAGTTGAATATTCTCACGAATTAAATAATGTTATGTTTAATCTTTCAATTTGCGATAACTACTATCAGCGAGCTATATTAAATAAACGAGTATAAAATATAGTCATCAAATCAATAAATTTAATTAATTAAATTTAAAATTGAAACTAATTAAATACTAATTGTTAATAATACAAATGAACATTGACGTATTTGAACCGAAAGTCCCAAGGCCCACTGCATTTCGTGCTTTGCTTGAATCATCAATTATGAACCCAACTTTTATATTCATAGATGGAAGTTACTACTGCTTCTATAGATACTTTGCATTACAACAATGGTGGCGAAATGCATATCCAGATGAACCACTAGATGACCCTTATGCTAATGAAAAATTTGTCGAAAAATTTAGAAAGACATTTGTTGATAACCTAGAACAGATTCCTAAAAAACTTAAAATTCATAAAGACCCTGTTAAACCAATATTAATTGTAGGTAAAGATTGCAAACGAGAGCATATTTGGCGAAATGATTTGTTTAAAGATTATAAGGCAAATCGCGACAACGGACCTGAAGACGGATTTATGGGTGGGCCTTTCTTCAAAATGGCTTATGAAGAAGACTTGTTTAAACAAGGAGGTGCCAAAGCCATTCTTAAACATCCTCGTTTAGAGGCAGATGATTGTATTGCATTGTCGGTTAAATATTTAACTAATAAGTATCCTGATTGTCGTGTATATATTATTACAAGTGACCGCGATTATTTACAATTAAACGCAGACAATGTAAGTCTATTTACACTCACATATAAAAATCTAGCTGAAGGTAAAACATCTACAGGAAATGCGGAAAATGACTTAAGAATAAAGATTCTTATGGGAGATACAAGCGATAATATACCATCTGTATTTCCAAAATGCGGACTAAAAACCGCACAAAAATGTATCGAAGATGAAGAATTCTTCAAAAAGAAGATGGGAGATAATCAAGCATATTACGCACAATATGAGTTAAATGAAAAACTCGTAAGCTTTGATAAAATTCCTAATGAGTTAGTTGACGAATTTATGGCAACAATTAAAAAATAAACTATATATATCTAGTAAATAATTTAAAATATTTTTTACTACATATATAATGAATACTACGACTTCAGTCTCAGAGATTTAAATGCTTATATGTAAATCATCTTTAATAAAGTAAGCCTCACCATTTCTATTCCACTGCACTACCATCGTAATAATTTCTACTCCAGATTTAACAGCTTCAACAAAAGCTTCTCTATATTCAGGGTCAATAATAGATGGTTGAAATCTATCAACATCAGTTCGTTGTATTACATAACACATAATACAACGAGTTTTAGACATACGTTTTATAAGAGTAAGTTCATTTATATGTTTTAGTGCACGAGGACTAACTGGGTCAGTGCTTTTTTTTCGGTAACCGTCCGGAAAATACGCAACCTTTGAATTTATATCTCTATTATCAAAAGACATTTTTTTTCTGTCTTTTGCTGTAACATCTTCATAATCTGCAAGTGGAACATTTTTTACTTCCATAATAAATGGAACACCATTTTCATCAATTCCTGAAAAATCAAAACGAGATTCGACTAAACCCGGCACATAAATTTTAGTTTCTTTTTTATATATTTTTACGTTACACAGGCGATTTAGTAGATTATTTTTAAGAGCAGTTTCCGTAAGATCTTCAGCAAGTTTAGGAAATATTCCCACTATCATCTCAGAATTTTTCTCTCTAATAACAGATAAATAAACTCTATATTCACAATGAAGTTTATCAGAATTTTTATTATTTTTACTTTTAGGAACAGGAGCCATAAGAACGTGTGCACCAACATCAGCTAATCCACAGCAACCAAGTGACGCAGTATGTCCTAATATCATATTACTATCGGAACACACTTCAATATCCGCTACATATGGTGTCTTAATATATTTTGAAGGTCTTTTAATAACCTGACCTTCAATTAAATCATTAATCTTAAGAAGCAATGACATTGTTGTTTTTGATTAATTTATTTAATGTGTAATAAAAAGTATTCAATTTTTTTATATATTATATAACAATATATTAGTAATGAATAACCCACCACAAAACAACGAAATAGAACAACCACAAGGAACAGCAAGAAAACCTCAGGAAAATAGAGTAGAAAATATATCGCCAACTAATTCTAATAAAACTCAAAAAACAACTTCAAATATAATTCCAGACCAATTAAATATAACAATAAGAACTAGCATTCCTGGTTTTAAAAAAATTCAATATAAACCGTCAATGACTATTAAAGATAGTCATTCAAAAGGAGTACAATTTAATCCTTTAATTAAATTAAATAAATCTAAAATTAGTAAAATACCTGGTGAATATAGAGTAAAATAATTTTTTAGTAAAGATTTATTTCGTTCGTTATTAATTAATAATGGAGGAACTCCGGCAAAAAATTTAACGTATGCAACGAGAGCTGGTTATGTTGATAATAATATTAAAGTAACATTAGATACAATATTTCCAGTAAATTCTGTTATTTACATAGGAAAAAAACCTTATGCTATAGGGGATATTCAATGGTCATCAGGTGATTGGAAGTTAGAGTTAAAACATAAGAAAGTAGATATGGATTTAAATAAGAAAACTAATCCGCCTTATGGATATCAAGGGAATATAAAAAAAACTTCAAAAAATCGTTACATTTCAAAACTAGTATATGAAATAGTAATTGATATGGAATTACATCCAGGAACATCTTTAACGCCTCAACAAATCAATGAATCAAAATGTCACTCAAAATATAATGCAATTAGAAAGGCTTTTTCAGAATTTACGGGTCGTCCTTATGTTATTCCCCCAGTTTATAAAACTACGCAAACAAAAAAGAACGTAGGTGGAAGACAAAAAAGAATAACACGTAGAAGACATTAAATTCTATATCTATTATATGACAGATATAGAAGATATGGTCTAAATTATTTTATAATATATATATAATTAAAATACTTAAAGCGAAGCTACCTTTGGTTAAAGAGAAGTTACCATTGGTTAAAGATGTTTAAATTAGTTTTTAAATATATATATATATATTTAATTTCCATTAGTAAATCTCTCAAAATCAAACTTCGAATAAGCTTCCTTTTGAGCTTTTCTCTGTTTTTCTCTCTTTGCCTTTTCCAAAACAGCTATTGCTGCTGCCAACTCGGGCTCTGTAACATTTCCATCTTCATTAGTATCTAACAATTTATGCAATACTCTATATTTATGAGGAACAATACATAATGAACATTCTTCATTGAATAGATAATCAGAGAGAATAGTAAATACTGCTGTTAAACCTAACGCAGTATAGATATCACGAGTACCCATCCATGCCATTGAGAATACTAAAAGTTGCTTACTTACTGAATATTTCATATACTCTTCTGTAGATTTACTAAACTGTATTTGTATAAATTTTGAACCAACGTTAAGAAGAATCATTACAACACCTGCAAAAAATTTACTATTATTTAAATACATTATATGACGATTAGCATATGATATGGTATTAAATAATGGTGTAAATATAGTTGTTTTACCTCCTTCTTGAATAGATTGACTATTTATTTGTGGTTGAGGTTGTTGAGGCGGTTGACTTGACATTATACTAAAATATCATATTATTATATTTTTCTATAATATGCCAAATTTTCTAAAAAGATTCGAAACATCGGTTGACATTTTGTCATAAAATCCCTCATATGTTCTTCTTATATTTCTCTCTATTGGTCTATATGTTTCCTTTACTATTTTTGGTACAAAAGTTTCCTTATAATTATTTTTAGAAAGAGCGCAACTTATCATTATTATTACAAAAAGTAAAATAAATGAATTATACATTATTCGACTCATATATAATTCTAATATTTAAATGAACGATAATTTTTAAAATGATGCATACTCAGTTGTAAAAACTGATTTATCTGAAGGACTTACATCATCTGATTGCTCCCGCAAATTGTTAAAAACAGGAACAGTATTTGATTGTTTACCTCTTAACATATTTGATTCCCTATCAGTCATACAAAACCCTTCACGTCCTTTAAATGATTCGGTTCCAGAAACTGAACTAGATGTTGTAGTAGCTGTTGTAGATAAATTCGTGATATTTCCTGACATATCTTGTTGAGCTGTTTGTTCAGCTGTTTGCAGTTTAGTCTTAATTGCATTTCGAATGGTTCCTTCTAAGGCATTTCCTGAAGCGTCAACAGAATTTCCTGAAACATCAAATCCTTCATAATAATTATAGCTATAAACCATATTCATATGATTATTGTTAAATGCAATAATAATAAATAACACAGCAACTAACCCTAAAATTTTATTTGTATAAGCAATAAAAATTATAAAGACTAAAAGAACCATTCTTCCTAAAGCCGTATCTATTAAGAAATCAAAAAAACGTACTTGACTCAATAAAATCACAAGAATTAGTGTCATAAAAACTCCCATATTATTTTTACTAACAAACTTAAAGTCCATTATATAAATTATAAGATATAATTTTTTTTTTATATTCAGACTGTTTGATAAATTATTATCTAAATTTTTAATAAGAGAAAATGTCTTTAGCAATGTTTGCCGCTCCAATTGATGATAATTCAAATATAACATTACCAAATAACTCAGATAATTCAGATAATATTATAAATCAAAAACGTCACAAAAGAACTCAGAGAAAATATCCTAAAATTGATAATTTTGATGTAAACAAAGTTAATTCAGTTATGTCTAAAATTCATGATACAACAGATGATGATGATGATGATAAAGATGATTTTAAGCTTTTACCACCACCCGAGTCAATGGGAGTATCTAGAACTATTCCTTTAAATTCAAATAATCAACAAAAACAAGAATCATTTTCAGGAATGGAATTTCCTTTAGGAAATAAACTTGTAGGAAAGGCTCCATCTCCTAATTATGAAAATAGTGATAATTTAGATTTAAATGATTATAATAATTATGGTGACAGCAAAACCATTGAGGAATATTATAAACGTATATTACCTGGTTATCGTAGTCAAGTTAATAAGCCTTATTATAATTTAAATCAAAATCATTATAACCAAGAATATGTTGGACAAGATGTTCTTCTTCAAAAACTTAATTACATGATATCATTATTAGAAGACCAACAAGATGAAAAAACTAACAATGTTACTGAAGAAGTTGTCTTATATTCGTTTTTAGGAATATTCATTATTTTTATTGCAGATACCTTTGTAAGAGCTGGTAAATATGTTAGATAATTCATAATATTTTAACTAATTATTTATTATGAATTATATTTGTCCTTTATGTTCTATCGATCCATCTAGTCATTCATTAGTTTGTATTAAGGAAACTAATGCGTTTATATTTTTTTATTCTTGCCCATCTCAGGCCAAACTATATTTTGATTCTGATGGCATTATTAATCATTATAATGGAATACTTTCTGAAATACCAAAAAATAAAAAATGGATATGGATATTTGATAGCAAAAACTTTGTTTTTAAGCATTTTATACAATTTAATGTTGGAATTGAACTTGCAAAACTAATATCAAATAAATTTTCTTATAATTTAGAAAAAATAATTATAATTAATCCAACGATGTATATTCATTTAACATACAAAAGTATTAAATTATTTTTAAATGATTATGTTAATCAGACTATAATATTTGATTCAAAAGAAAGTAATATTCATAATATAATAAATAAATTTATTTAAATATAATATAAATTCATGAATTACAAAAAATTATTTTATAATACTCTTTTCATATCAGTAGTTATACAAATTATAACCTTAATATTACAATTATATTCCTTATTTATTAAGGTGCCATCTGAATTTTTGTTAATTCGACAATTATTAGGATTAGAGGTCGCAGTACAATTTGTAGAAGGACTTTTTTATGCATGGCTTGTGTTTAATATTAAAAGTGCAACTGATATAACACCAAAACGATATATTGATTGGTCAATCACAACACCAACTATGTTATTAACATTAGTTTTATATCTTATTTATACAAATCATAGAGAGAAAGGTGATACATCTAAATTAGAGTTTTTTAAATTAATTACTGAAAATGCGTCTAATATAACTTATATTTTTATACTTAACTGGTTGATGTTAATTTTTGGTTATCTTGGAGAGGTAAAAATTTTACCAATCGTAACAGGTGTAATATTAGGTTTTATTCCATTGTTATTATATTATCTAATTATTTATTTAAATTATGTTAGAAATCAAAATGGATTTAATTTATTCTTATACTTTTTTATATTTTGGTGTTTATATGGTATAGCTGCTTTATTTCCTTATTACGTTAAAAATTCTTTTTATAATATACTCGACCTATTTGCTAAAAATTTCTTTGGTATTTTTCTAATTTATATCATATTAACAGACGATTATTAAATATTTATTTAAAATATATAAAAATAAACAACTTAAACCAAACTTTCTATATAAATGTAACTTATGATAAGATATCTGATAATTCACAATAAACACGAAGGTTGTTATGATTTTCATTGCTATGAAGATGAGGCAGCAAGAATCAGATTAACATCGATTACTATTAATCCTCCAAAAATTTATATGTTTACTACAAGAGATGAAGCTCAAGATTTTTTTGAAGAATATATTAATGATGTTGATTGTATTGATGTTAGATGTAAGAGAGGAGATGAAGTAGAACATATTGATTATTGCACCTGTGGTGTAATTGAGCTTGACGATAAGGGTGAACCAATTCTGTTTTATAATAAAAAGAATCAAATATTTTTGATGGAACATGGGCCACAATTATTTGTTCCAAATCATGAACTAAAAAATGATGTAAAAAATTTAAACCTTACTAATAGACTTATACGAAAATGCAAGTCGCTCGGTAGGGAACAGCGAAAGCGATATATTGAATTAGGTAAGTATTGTGAAGAATGTAATGTAGAGGATACTGATTCAGATGAAGAGGAAGATAAGAATAAGATTGTTAAAACTGAAACTGAAATTAAAAATGAATCTGCCAAAAATAAGGAAGAAGAAGATATTGCACCAGAACTTAAAGTATTAAAGGCTATTCCACCGGAAGGTATTACTATAGAAGCATTAATATACAAAGTAGGTGAATCAATTAGAGATGGAATGGGAATTTGTTTAAAAAATAAATGGATTTACATAAATGGTGCCTTGATTATGCGTACAACTTCTGAAACTCTAAATCAAAATAAAGAAGAGTCTAAAAAGGAAGAGATTAAACCTGTTGAAGAAAATAAGAAACCTAAAACAGTAAGAAAAAAGAAAACCGCAGATGAAACAAAGACAGAAGAAGCAAAACCTGTTGAGAAGAAAAAGGGGGCTCCTCGTAAAAAGAAGACTGATACAGCTTAATTAATTATCAAAACTTTATCTGATTTAAATGTTGGATATGCGAAATTATAAAAAAAATAAGCAGTTGGGCTTATAATCAATGGTTTAGTTTTTTGTATAATGTTATTAATTAATATATCATTATGCGATACATTTTCAATTGCTGAAAATCCAAAAAAATTTTCTGCAGCAATTTTCCAAAAACTTATTTTAAATCCTTGTATAAATATGTCATGCTCACAATCACATATTGATGCGAAACAGCTTAATACTTCTAATCCTTTTTCAATTTGAACACAAGATTTTCTATAAAAATAACAACATAATATATCTTCATCACATAAAATAGTATATATAAATATATTTTTAGTTTTAATGAGTTCTATAATATTAGTAACTTCAACACTAATAACAATATCAAATTTATTGCTATGTTTTCGAATAAAATCGTAAACAAATCTAAAATTTAATTGATTAATTTCCAAAAGCTTATATTCGCCTGATAAATTTGGAGGTTTAGTCCACTTGTCAACTGCAAATCCATATGTTGAGTAAACACATAAGGGCACAATTCCAGTTAATTCATCTTCTCTCTTAAAGAGAGAAACAACAATATTTTTATTTAGATATCTTTGATTGTAATGATGCGTTTGAATTAATTGTGGAGCTATTCCCTTTTTACGATGTAACTTATCTACACATAAGTAATCAACATAATATGCATCAAAATTGGCATCTTTATCACCGTTATTTATGATGATATGCAGTGGTCTTGATGTCATTGCGCCTATTATTTTGCGGTCACTAATCATAGTGCCTTTTTTTAAGTCGAGCATATGGTCGTCCTTATAGAAAAAAGAAACAAACGATTTATCATTATGACCAATAAAGTATGGCATTATATTTTCTAATTGTGGAGAGAAAATATTGTCTTTATTTTGTAAGTAATTTGCTTTTATTAAGTTAACAAATCTTTGCCTCTGAATTGATGTCAACTCTGATATAATAATAGTATCAATCTCTCTAAAATTGGTATATTTATTTTTAATTGGGAGATAATTATTAATAATGCCAGGCGGTTTAATCATATAACTATAATCATAAACATGAAATACCGGTTGCATAACCCAAAAACCGTATTTTATACGAATATAAACATAAATTAGAAATATAATAAGTAATCCAAAACATAATACATATGATAAATATTCAAACATCTTAAATTTATCATATAAAAATTCTACTTATTATTAACGCGTTTATGAAGGTTTAATGAATACATATAAGTATTGATACTCATAAGCACATTTAACCATATCTATTTTAGCATGGACTAAAAATCCGGCATCTTGTGCCATATTTACAATCGTTGGAAGGTCTTCCATATATAACTTTTGTTCTTGTTTTCGAACCTTGCCATCATTAAACTTGAATTTTTCATCGAAGATTGCAATATCATTATCATCTAATTTAAAATTAGAATCGTATACAAAATCATTAAATGTAATCTTAGTTTTACTTATTCTATCCTTTGCGTATTTTTGAGGAGATACAATGTATAATGGATTTCCTGGTGGCAATATAGGGTCAAACTTATATTTATCAACTAAATGCACAATTAAAAATCCTCCAGGCATTAACCAATTCATACAATTATTGAAAAATCGCATCTTATCTTTCATATAATAAATTGTAAAATATAAACATAAAATATGAGTTAAAGAATTGTCTTTAAACAAATGCCCATCTAAACCGTCACCAACTTTAAAATGTTGTGATATATATCTATTTTCAGCTGTTGCTTTTTTTATCATTGAAGGAGATATATCTACACCAATTATATTTAAATTTCTATCTGTGAATTCTTTTACATGATGTCCGGTTCCGCATCCTATATCAGCTATAATACTTTTTTCATTAGGTGCTGTATTATTTATTATCACACCTACTTCATAGTCATTTTTAAGTTGATTAAATACTAAATAATCATAAATATCAGCATAAAAGTCGTCATAAATGGCATTTCCTTGTTTAAATAAAAATGTCTTATTATTAATTAAGCCTTCTCTAACAGGCATTAAACTTCTAAAAAACACAACTAATACTAATAATAAAGCTACAAATAATAGTACTTTTCCAAAATTAGACATTTTATTATAGCAATTTGTTATCGATTTTACAATTTTCATCTATATGTATTGTTGTTATTTTTTTTGTATGAAAATTAATTATATGGAAGAGTCAGAAATAAATGATTTAAGGGGAGAAAGTGAATTTAGAGGATTTTCTTTTTCAAAATTTAAAAAAGCCGATGTTAAAAAAGAATTGCTAAATAGTTTAATAAATTCTAAAATAGAACCAGCGTGTTATTGGAGTGCGGAACTAATTTGTGCTGGACATTATGCTGATTTATGGGAAATAATTCTGCTATTTTTTAGCAAATATATTCATTTAGGAAATTCAAATATTGGAATATATCTTGAAATGAGAGTTGTTGATTTTAAAGGAATTGTGAATAATGGATACTCAGATAACGTATTACGATTAAGAAATAATGAAAAAATTAGAAAACTTTTTTGTGAAATTATGTGTGTTTTATGTGATGCCAAAAGACGTCATAGTTTTGATAATATTAAAATAAAACCAGAAGACATAAGTATGTTGTCAGTTAAAGATAAGTTCAAGGCTCCATCAACCGAATATGGTGAAGAAGTATTTACTGTAGAAGATCCAAAAGAGTTATTTCCATTTGTTAATGAATTAGCTTACAGTATAACAGTATCAGGAAATAATCAAATTAATGCGTGTTATTGGATTGAGTGGATTATTGAATATGAAAATAGATGTAAGGCTTTAAAAGAAAAAATTTTTTGTGAGAGACGCAATTTTGCAAAAGTTGATTCAAAATGTCAAAAAGATATTGTTTGGATTATTTGGGACGTATTCTTAAAAGAAGCTGAAAAGCGTTCCAAAATTACATCAAAATTAATGAATTCTCTTTTAAGTTTGTTTTGCTTAAAATATACTACTGGATGTCATAAAAAGCGTAAAAATTTATTGTATCTTGCTATTGCCATATTATGTGAGAGTTTTAATCCAGAAAAAGAGATAATACGTCATTCTCAACTTGACTTAGTTAATAGAATTAAACAGAATATCAATTTTGTTTATAGTCAAATTAAAAAGAATGAAGAATCAACTGGAACTGACTATTTATTTTTGGGAATGAAATCATCTAATTTAGAAAGCACTATTAAAAAATTGGATGCAATGAATAGTTTTGGAGAGACATTTGTCCCAAGATTATAATATCAATAAAATATATATATATATATGGCTACAAAAAGACATAGAGGAAGAAAAGGGGGAACCCGAAGAAGACATTCTGGGAGTTCTTCTTTAGCTAGTTTTCAAAAAGAAATAACAGTCAAATTTTTAGAAATACTTTTAATGGTTAAATTATTTCATTGGAAAACAACAGATTACGCAACTCATAAAGCAACAGATGAACTTTATTCTAAATTAAATGAAAATATTGATGAATTTATTGAGGTTCTGTTGGGAAAGTCTGGTTTAAGAATAGATTTAATGAGTAATAAAAATATAAGATTAATTGATTTGACTTCACAAGATAAATTGAAGAGAGAAGTTGACGAATTTAAAGGCTATTTAGTTAGTTTAGATGACAATAAAGCATTAAAAAGTATGAGCAATACTGATCTTTATAGTATTCGTGATACTATTTTAGCTAATATGAATCAATTTTTGTATTTATTAACCTTTAAATAAATAATGCGAATTTATAATAAAAATTAATATATCCTTTTTTATTATAATGGATAATACAAATAATTTATCACAGTCAATATTACAATCAAGCGAATCAACAATGCCTTCACTAAGTTCAAGTTCTTCTTACTCTTCTTCTTCAAGTGATACTGGATTTTTTGATAGTTTAAAAAATATAAATGCAACTACTTGGATATTAATTATCTTAATTTTAGCTTTTTTAGGATTTAATATTTTTGCTTATTTAGCGAAGGGAACCCAAACAGTCGCTGATATTTTTGCTCCATTAACAGCATCAATATTTGGCACAACTGTAGCTGTTGCAGGTAAGTCTGTAGATGTTACTGCTGAAGGTGCTAAGGCTGTCGTTGGCGGAACTGCTGGAGCTATTCAAGGTGGTTTAACTGCAGTACAAGATATAACTCCAAATGGTTCTACTGCCCCTTCATCTGTTAAAGGACAGCCTGTTAATCAACAACAAGTAGATGTAATGCAGCAATCTACACTTAATAAGGCATTAAATACTGCACAAAGTCAACAATCTGGACAACAAGATTACCAAGCTAATGAAGCTTCTAGTTCTGTTCATACTACTGGAAAGGCTGGATGGTGTTATATTGGAGACGATAGAGGATTTAGAAGTTGCGCACAAGTTGGAGTAAATGATGTTTGTATGTCTGGCGATATATTCCCTAGTCAAGAAATCTGTATGAATCCTAGTCTTAGAGCTTAAGATTTTGTTAAACAGTTTGTAACTTGATTTGGAGGCACTGCGCTAACAAATAGTTTATAATTTGTTGGCCATTTATTTGTACTATTATTCATAAAATATCTTGGCCTTTGAAACCAAGTTTGTACTTTATTATTCCAACATAATACACTACTTCCTGGCACATTAGAAGCAGAAGCGGAATTACATATTACGGCGGAATTTATTCCTTGTTTTATTATATCACCTGTACATGGATTAGCATATGTCCCACAAACTAATACTCCTCCATCTTGAACTGTATTTGATGAACAATTATTTGGATTTGCCACATTATATTCAAATGGTCCAGAAATATTATTTGGAGAACCTACAATTTCATTTGGATAAGGATAACTTTGAAATCCAGTGCGTAATAGACCTGTTGTATTTGGATTAGTGTAAGTTTCTGATTGAGTTGCATATACTTTAGTTCTATTTGGACCGGCACCTCTTGCTAACTGTGAATATTTTTGTGATTTAGTAAATCTTGCACTATTTCCTTTATATTGTAAAATATTTCCCTTATAAATTTGTTTATCTTCGTAATTAGCTTGTGCTTGTGATACAATTTGACCAGTTAAAGGTATATAAACAGTATATTGGTCTGGTAAACCTGGTGTTATATATGTACACGGGTTTTGAACTCTAGACCAGGCTCTTGCAGGTATTGGATTATAACTATAATTTGACATCTATATATAGATTAGGTATAAAAATAAAAATTTTTTAATTTTATAAATATTTATAGCTCAATATTTGATAATTTTCTAACATCATTTAATACATTTTTGATGTGTATACCTTCCCAATACAATGAATCCCTTTGTTGCATTTCTCCCAAAATCCAATTATAACTTCTAGAAGGGTCAATGTAAGTCATCATTAGTTGAGCTCTATTATGATGAAATTTCGATGTAATTATATAAACATCATTATAGCTATTTTGTGTGATATTTAAGTAATTCGACGACCTATAAAAATTTTCTGCTGTATTTTTTGATTTTTCGTCTAAAATATAACGATAATTTATATTTTCGTCTAAATTTCTCACTACAATTAAACTTTCTAACTCGGCTCTCATTATTTCTGCCTCAGACAAATTGCCTTCAAATTTAATTCCTCCAGATAAATACCATGTAATTTTATTGAAATTGTCTTTATTATTTTCAATAAAATTTATAGCAGTCATTACTCTATCCATAAGCAATGATGTAATATTGCAACCTAATAAAATTAAAAGTATGCTCTTCATTTTGATTATATTGTTATTTGATTTAATTTATTGGTTTAAAATACTTTCAATTTTTTATTTATCTTTACACCTTTTAACATTTCAAATACCGGTTTTAGACATCATAAAATAACTGGATTATTTCAATTGTTTTGTTTGTTTTATTTTCTGGATTTATCCAGTATTTTATATGTTCTTCCAATGTGCTTAATCTTTGTGTCCATTCATTTTTTTTTGATTTTTTTATGAGACATATTCCCTTCTTATTTTGCCCCCAACACGAAGTTATGGTTGTTCCATCTTTTTCATAATCATCTGGATTAAATCGTATGAATACAATAGGTCTATGTCCTACATCTTGTGATAATTCCATGATACGTTTATTTTCACAAGTGCAATCATAATCGATATGTTGATTTTCATCTACTTCTACAATCACAATTTGATAGAATAAATCTAATAATAAATCTGGTCGTCTTTTGGAACATCCGCCCGATACTATTTTGTCGGCTACCCAATTCATATTTGGAAATTTGGTTTTCACATAGTTTACTATTTCAAATTCTTTTGTTTTGTAATTGCGAAACACTGGTTTATCGGGAAACAAGTTCATATAACAATATAGACAATATCCATCGTATTTTTCCTGAACCAATGTTGAACACCATTCACTTTTACAAGTTTTGCTTATTACATTCACCATTCCTTCCTTTTTGTGTGTAGAACAATACAATGCCTTTTTCTCTCCTTCATAGTTATAGGTTGGTTGTTTGGAACATTCCAAACAAGTTTTGCTTTTTACATCCACCATTCCTTCCTTTTTGTGTATAGAACAATACACTGCCTTTTTCTCTCCTTCATAGTTATAGTTTGGTATTTTGGAAC